ATCAGAAATTTTAATAGATCAAGTACAAAGATTAGCCCTTTCCTTAGGGTATTCTTCTACAAAAGGATATTATGAAAAAGGTGGAATGTATCGAACCACAATAATGAAAAGAAAAGAAAATCTATTATATAGAGATTCTAGTATAAAAGAAATAGAATATAAGGGGAAAAATTTATTGTTTAAAAACATCCACAGGTTTTTATATTACTAGAAGAAAGGGGAAAGTAGCCATACAAGGAAATACAGAACCGACCGCCATAGTAATTTTGTACATAAACAATAATGGAAGAATTAAATTTCATGGAAGAATTAGATTAGATAAAGTAAACTATCATATTCAAGAGAAGATAATAGATTGGTTAGATACTAAATTTCAACCTTCTATTATTGCTATAGATGAAGGAAATACAGGAAAATCAGTTATTCCTAGATTAAGAGAAAGTGAAGATATTTGCACATAAAGATTATCATAAAAGAGTACTACCAGTTAATTTTTTCTTCTAGTATAGTATTAGGAATAGATTCAGAAGGAAAAGAAATAAAATCAAAAACCAAGCCTTTTACTGTTGGTGTTTTACAAGATTATACTAATAATCATAAAATTATTTACACATCTACAGATTTAGAGTTAATTACAGAATTAGAAAGAATGACATACACTAAAAATATTAATGGAGATATTGTTTATAGAACTCTAACAGAGCGTGGTGGTAAAAAGGGAGAGGATCATTTTACAGCGGCACTTTTATGTGCTGCTATGGGATATTATTTAGAAAATGAAAGTTTATACTTTAAGCCTAAAAAACAAAAATTGGCACAAGCAAGATGGCATATAGGAGGTAATTATGACCAACTCTTTACAGAATAAATCACCAACCGATCATAAGTTAGCTAAAGCTAGTAGCTATACTTATATGAATACAGGAAACTTTACTACGTGGGCTCCTGAAGATATAGATAAATTAGAAATACAAGGATTAAAAGAATACAAAGAAATTATTAATAATTGTAGATTTTTCTATAGACGTGACCCAATAGCTAGTACAGTTATTAATAAACTTGTAGAGTTATCTATCACTGATCTCATTATAGAACAAAATAATTTAACAGATAATGAGTATAGAATTTATACAGGACTACAAGATGAAATTAAAAAATTTATAAAAAAATGTGCGTCTGAATATTTAATAACAGGGCTAGTTATTCCAGAGATAAAATATACAGTAGCCCAAAAAGAAACTTTAGTTAAAATGGGAGTAAAGAAGTATAATACTTTAGAAATACCAGAATCTATGTGGTTACGAGACCCCTCTACTGTAGAAATAAAAACGTCTATGGTATTAGATAAACCATCTTTTTTTGTTATATTACCAGAAGAGTTGGCATTTTTTATTCAAAATAAAGGTGCATATGCAGATGGAAGTGAAGACCCAGATTTATATAAAAGATTAGTAGCTTTTTTAACCCAGAATTTTGTTAAACAAGTACTAGATGGAAATACCAAAGTATTATTAAAGAATGATTTAATAACTAGAAGGAAAGTAATTACAGGTTCTGCCTACCCAGCACCTTATTTATATCCAGCTTTAGAATCATTAAAACATAAGAGAAATATGAGACGTATGGATTATTCTTTAGCAGCTAGAGTTATCAGTGCTATTATGTTAGTAAAAGAAGGTAATGATGAATTTCCTGTTACAGAAGCACAAGAAGGAGAAGACCCATTTGCATATCTTAGAAGTCAAATGATGTGGAGAAATTCTAGTAATAGAGATGTAGAAAAAATATTTATGTTATTTACAAACCATACTACAGATATTAGTTGGGTAATGCCAGACATTTCTGTTTTAATTGATCCTAATAAATATGTAGAAATTAATCAAGATATTTTCTTTGCTTTAGGATTTCCTAGAATTCTTACTACAGGTGAAACAGAAAGAACACAAACATCTAATGCAGAATATGCTATGATTTCACCTACTAAAACCATGGAAGGAATACAAGAAGATTTACTTCCTATTGTTAAAGATATTGTTTATAATATAAGTAAAAAGAATTCATTAAAAGATGTTCCAGAAGTTTATTTTAATAAAATCAATCTTAAAGCTACAGAAGATTTTGTAAAAGAAATGACCGCATTATACGAAACAGGTAATATTTCAAGACAGACTTACACACATGAATTTGGGTATAATTTTACAGAAGAAATGACAAAGAAAAAGAAAGATGAAGAGCTTATTTCTGATTTAGGAATTACGGAATTTGCACCAAAACCATATTTCTCCACAACCAGAGAAAGAAGAAAATAATAATGAAATAGATGAAAAGAAAGAAAATAAGGATAAACCCAAAGAAAAAGAAGAAAAATTAGATGAAAAGATAGAATAAGATTTCTATTTTTTACTAAATTAGCCCTTTTTTGGTATAATTAATAATGAGCGAACATGGTTATTTGTACCACATTTAGGAAAAATTTAATTGAGGTGAGCATGACTAATACAATTAAATTAAATGCACAGTTAGAGCTACTGGATAAACAAGAAGAAAATACAGCATTTTCTTCTGTTACTACATTGAACCCTAGTTTTCAATGGGCAAAATTAGTAGTCACTGACGATCAGCCAAACCTTAATAAACAAAGAATACCAATAGAAGAATATGAAAATTTATCCCAAACAGGTATTCATACTCCAATTAAGATGGCAGAAACAATTTCTGGACATGAAGATGCTACACCTATAGGCACTCTTACACATTTAAAAACAGAGGGTAATAAATTATTAGGTCTTGCCGCTCTCTGGAAACGAGAAAGGGAGAAAGATGTTACTATGCTAAAGCAAATGTATACAGATGGAACTCCCCCAAACGTTTCTTGGGAAATAAGCTATGCGGAAGCAAAAGAAGACGACGAAGGCGTGAATACGCTATATGGAACAGCCCTCAATGGTATATCTATTGTTGCTAACCCTGCCTATGCTGGAAGAGCCAGATTTGTAGCTATGTCCGAGAAAAATAACGAGAGTAAAGGAGATAAAAAAGTGGATGAATTAGAAAAAGCAATACAGAAAATCAATGCACTCGAGGAAAAAGTTAGTTCTTATTCAGACTACGAAGATGTTAAAATGAAACTTCAAGAAGCAGAAAATGAATTAACAGTACTTCGAAGAATTTAAAGCTAGTGTTGATGAAGAACGTGTAAAAACACAAAAACTTGCTCAAATTAAGCAAAAATTCTCAGAAGCTGGACTGGATAAAAACGATGAATATTTCTTAGATAAAAAAGATTTGTTTTTGTCTATGAGTGAAGAAGCGGTTGATTTTATGATTCAGGAAATGATCGCCTTTAGTGAAATTAAAAAAGAAAAAAGCACTGAATCAGAAACAAAATCTGCTACAGAAATCCCTAACATCATTGGTGATAAAACTATTAATATTGCTGAACTAGACCCAGTTGAGTTGGGTAAAGCTCTGAGAAATTTAGAGAAACAAAATAAATAAGTAGGAGATAAACTTATGGAAATCAATCATTATGGCGATACTGTAATGCCAGTTGTTGCACAGGAGAATACAGTAGAAGGTCGAATGGTTTTACTAACTACCAACGTTCATTCAAGAAATTATGGTAGCCAAACCGATCTTCCTGGTGTAAAACTTCCTGATACAGCAGCGGAGGCAGCACGAGCTCGTTATATCTTAAAATTTGAACAAGACAATCGAACCTTGCCAATTTACCAACCAAACCCATCATACAGTAATGCTTTACGATATGGTTTTGATCAAGATGCCAACGCACCCTTTTCAGCTACCGTGTATTTGACACACCCTGGAGTTCAGGATGCTCAAACCATCCCTTCAGGTGCTGGGTGTGTAGCATATGGAGAAGGTATATATACTGTTACTTCTGGTAATTATGTATATAGTGCTAACATTGAAACACCTGGAAATCCATTACAAGTATGCAATACAGCAGAAGATAGTGAATCAACTTCTGGCAAACTTAAATATGGCAATACTAACCCTGTAGCAGAAGTTTTTAGGTACGATTCCAGCACAGGCGATCTTGAATTCAAGATTCTACATTAGGAGTGATAAAATGAGTAAAGAATTAGAAATTAAGAAAGCCGTTGCCGAAGTTATGAAGTCAGGCGATAAAGAAGCCATTGCTGAAATGATCGTTGAGTATGTACAACCAAACCATATTACAGAAGATTTTGTAGGAATGTTACTAAATTCACGAAATCTAAAACCTGGAGATAGCTTAGTTAAGAAATTACGAAAGGGTATTGAAGTTCGTACTTTAGTACCTGGAGCAATTCATCTTTCTAGTGAAATCACAGTAACAGATCGAGTGAATTACATTCTAGACGGATCAGATGTGAAAGTTACATGGAACGAATTAAATTTCCAGTTCGTTTAAAATTTGGCTATTTGCTGGAAACTCCTAAGAACCTATCAATACTAATTAAGTAATAATTTGAAGGATAATAAAAATGGACAATCAGCAGGAAAGCTCAATAACACAGAAAGATTTTGGATGGTTAGGTGGTATAATAGATGGTGAAGGCACAATAACTCTTGTGCTAAAAGAAAGAAAAAATAAAACACCGATTATAACTCCTAAATTGACTATAGTAAATACAGATGAAAAGATAATAAACAAAGTTCAAGAAATCTATAAATATCTAAACATTCCTTTTTGGAGAACTGAATACGAAGGAAATAAAAATTGGAAAAAAAGATATGGTATTAGAAGTTGCAGGAATTTCACGAATTCTTAGAACTCTACCGATAATAACAAATTATTTAGTAGGTAAAAAAAATCTAAGCAGATTTAGTAATAGAGTGGTGTAATAGAAGATATGATGCCAACTAATAATAAGCATAGAAGATTATATTATAGTCAAGCAGATATAGATTTATATATAAAAGTAAAATCTTTACATGGTCATCAAGATAGAATACATAAAGATAGAATTAAAAAAAAGTGTTAATTGAAATCCTCAGAGACTACACGCCAAACGATTTAGAAATAAATTGATGATATAGTCCGAACTGCATAGAGATATGCAGAGATAAACAGAAATGTTTTATCCCACAATTTTTTGTGAGTAACAAACTTGGGGAATTAGAAGCAGGTGAGATTGGTACTGTCGATGAGATTAGACGAGAA